CTCACCGGTATCTCGGTCCACCTTCAGCACATTGCGATAGCCGGTCTTTTTGGCGCGGGCCAGGCCTTCGACGAACTTGCGCTTGATGGCCTTGCGCTCGCCGCGAAAGAAGATCTCGCACTGGCCGTTGACGAAGATCGGGAAGCCGTGGTCAGCTTGTTCTTCGGATACCTCGCTAATTTCGACGGTCACCATTTCTTCCATGAACGCTTCCATTTGCAGCTTCTTCAGCATGTCAGGGTCGTCCAGGGTCTTACCTTCGACCCGCACCAAACTTGTATCGCCGAAATGGGCGGTGCCGTCCTGGCCAATCTGCTGCTCCATCGCCTCGAAGCGCTTCATCAGCTTGTTGATCATGGCTCCCTGCCCGGACAGCTGTTGCTTCAGCCCGGCGTTTTCCTCGGCCAGCTTATCGTTGGCCTGGGCAAATTCTTCGTTGGCCGACAGAAGATCATCAACCTTGGGTTCGTGTTCCACTTCGGGAGTCTCCTGTCCGGGAGTTCTTTTTCTGGGAGGCATGATTCATTCCCTCACTTGGCTTCCAAAAAGGCCCCGCCGAAACGAGGCAAGGAAGTGTTCAATACAAAAGGGGCCGAAGCCCCATATTAAGCGGTCTGAACCGTGGTAATCGCATCCTGAACATTGCACATGCCCGAGACATACCAGTTTGTTCCGTCGCTCTCCAGTTCTACGAAATCGCCAATGATCGCCAAGTTGGCAACAAAATTGATGATATCCGCCGCCGCTGCCGTCACCACAGACCCGGCCGCATCCTCAGCCGAACACACTTGGCCATGAATGATGTTGTCGTCGGAGTCGGTCTTGATGGTTTGATTGCCGGATGTCGGAGCGGTGGAAACCACGAACTTAAACCGCAACCCAGTCGCCGGAGCCGGCAGCGTGCAGGCGAAACCCGTGGCAGAATCCAGGTAGAAGGTCTTGCCGTTGTCGGTGGCCTCAACATCGGTGGCCGCATTGACCACGCTGGCGCGCGTCGAGATATCGGCCGCTTGGTTGAGTTCGACCGCCGTGGCCGTAACCCCGTCCAGAATATTCAGTTCTGCCGCCGTTGAGGTAACGCCATCCAGGATATTCAACTCGGCCGCCGTAGCTGTCACACCATCCAAGATATTGAGCTCAGCGGCTGTGGATGTTACGCCATCCAAGATATTCAACTCGGCAGTCGTGGCCGTCACGCCGTCCATAATATTGAGCTCAGCCGCCGTGGCGGTCAGACCATCCAGTACGCCAAGCTCCGTCAGATTGACGTTGCTTTCGGTGCCATCTGCATTGGTCACTCGCATGACACTGTTCTTGCCCATGCGCAGAAATTTTGTGACCTGCAGGTCACTGATCCGATCACGTATTCTCATGTCCTATTCCTCAGAGTGTTGTGCGGGGGCTTGAGCCCCCTTTATCAGGACGTCAGACCCTGCGGAGGCAGGGCAAAGAAATCATAAAAGGTGTCGGTAATACCGGATGCGGCCAGATCATCAGTGCCGCTGGTGAACGTTCCGCCATCCAGAACGATTTTGAAACCACCCAGGGGGCAGCGCGCAGCATCCGGCCGTGGCCACTCCAGGTTCACCTTGTCATCAGCCAGGTCTGATGTCAGTTCCTCGGTGCCCTTCTTGATCGACACCGCGCCATCGGCATCGATCTGCACCAGATACAGACAGGTGGTATCGTCCGCCTGCAGGGCCAGTGCGGTCATTGCGATATTGTCGGTATCCGCCTTGTGATACAGGATGCCGTCGATGCAGAAATCCACCCCGGCACCATTTGGGGCCGCGATTTCAATAGTATTGGCGTTAGTGCCTTCAACAAGGCCGGCCTTAGCCAGGCAGAATGAGCCACCGAAATAGCCGTTGGTCAGGTTGTTCATGGTCAAATCCTCAAATCTGATGGCTGCAGTGCAGCCCTATTCGTTACAGGTCAGTCGCGCCCGCTTCAATGACCGCCATCCAGCCATCGTTGGATACAAATGCCGCCGAGTAGAACTTGGCGCCGATGTAGCCACGCTGGCCCAATGGATCAGACTTGTCGCGCTGATTGACCGGGATGTGGATCGGATCGAACGAATCCATGCCCTTCAGAGCCACGTTACACCAAGCATCGGCCGCCACCACGATGAACGGGTAAACGTCGATGGTGGATGCCCCGGTCGACTTCAGACCGGTAGATCCCACCGAGGCTCCAGCGTCGATGATCGAGCTCAGTTCCGGGCTGACGATGAATCGGAAATTCTCGACCGAGCCGATTTCCATGTCGTGCATCGGCTTGCGGGAACCGTACTCGACCACCTTGGTGAAATCTGGCAGGTCACGCACGTCATGCTCGCCGTCGGTATGCACGAACACCAGGTAACCGGGTTCGACCGGAGCGGTATTGTAGTCCGGCGACGGGGACAGCACCTTGGTCACCATGCGACCGCGGTTGCCCTTGATGGAGCGGGTGACCTTGCGCAGCAGGTTGAGGCTGATCTTTTCGTCCACGGTCGAGCGGCTGGTGCCGCCGGCGTAGAACTTGTTGGTGCAACCCTTGAGGGTGCCGTAGTCGATCATCTCCCGCACCAGGCCCATGCGCTCACCGGTCTGCATTTTCATCTCGTCGGGGATCTTGTCCTCGTAGAGATCAGCAGTCTTGTCGGAGTAGCTGTACAGGCATGCGTACTGCTGCAGCTGTACGGTGATGTCCTGCGGCGCCAGGGTGTCGGCAGTCGGGGTAACCCCTTCGCTGACGATATGGGCGTTGGCATCGACCGACCACTGGTTGATGGTGTCGGCGTTGGTGGTGGCACCACCCTTCGGCAGCCAGCGGCGATAGATCACGGTATCGCTGCCATTCTTCGGCATGCGTTTCTGGTCGCCGGAAATGCCCAGCGCCATGACAGGCTTTGAGTGCTTGAGAATGTCACCCTTCAGCTTGCCAATCCGCGGCGTTGCGGTGTTGTAGTTCTGCGTAGCCATGATGGCCTCCTGATCTGGTTGCCCTGTCAGCTGTTATAGGCTGACAAGAATTCTTCGTGCTCGGTTTTCGGTTGCCGTCTTGTGGCCTGCCCACCTGCAGTGGGGGTCACGGCGCTTTCCAGGCGATTTCTCTGGCGGCTTTGAGCGGTCAGATCAGGGGTCGAGGCCGAAGTGCTGTCCACATAGGCGTTCAGAACTTTTATGGCGTCGGAGGCGTTCTCGCTGTTGACGAGAGCCTGGATGTCGTTCGGCTGATTGCTCAGCCAGTTTTGATACTGCTCGGATTGTATGGCCTGCTCCCAGTCGGGATGAGCCATATCCAGACGCGCCAGTTGGCGGGCCCGGGTTTCGGAGGATCGAATGCGCTCGTTGATAGCGTTCTCGTCCACCTGCGGAATACGGCTGGCGACGGCACTCATGGATTCCTCGATGGCTTCAGCCCACTCGGGGAAATCCTCTTTAAGTGCCGATAGCTTTACGCCGCTTTGCGTGGCTTCGCTGATCTGGGCCTTGGTGGGGGCGTCAGCACCCTGAGCCTCGGCGGCCGCTTTGGCGGTCGAGAGCTGATTCAGGTTGTGCTTGAGGCCGCCGATATGGCCTTCGATGTTACGCAGCCGACCAGATAGGCGTTGTTCCATCTGGGGTGCAATTTTCTCCAGCAGCTGCGCTTCGAGCTTTTCGATCGCGCTCGCGGGCAGGCTGGATAGATCAAAGTCGTCATCCTGCGCAGGTTCTCCGCCCTCTTGGGCTGACAGGTCTGCATCGGATGACGGTTCGGGATGGGGCTCGGGTTCGCTATTGGCCGCCGCGAGGAAATCACGTTCCTCCTGCTCGGCCAGCTGCTCCGGGGTAATGTCCTGTTTCACTTCCATTCGCGTGTCCTCTCGACAGGCTTGCGTCCCTTAGTAGGGCTGCCGTCTCTGCGGCTTGATAATGGTCGGAGTATCGTTCATGGCCGCCAGCATGTGTTTCAGTTCGTGGATCTGGCCCCGTAGTTGGGCCGTATCCTCCAGGTCCATGCGACGGTCATTCTGCTCGCGCAGCTTCTGCAGGCGTTCCTCTAGGGAGTCCTGCAGGCGCTTGAACCATATCTGGCTGCGGTCCACATCGTTAAACTGCATCGGGCACCGCTTGGGCCTTGTACAGCTTCTGGCCATCAATGTCCTCAAGTACCTCACCGGCCATCATCAGTCCCATAGTATAGGGCTCCTGTAACCATTCTGGTACAGTTTCCGGCGATATGGGGGTCCAATTTTCGCCATTTTCAGACACAAAGATGACAGCCCGTGCTTTTTTCTGTACTGGCTGGCGGATTTTACGGCCATTCGGTCCGAGTATCATGTATCACCTGTGATATTTGTTTTCTGCTGACTTGCGAGCACATACTGCTTCAAAAAACTTACTCCTGATATGATCGGCCATTCCTGGCGCGGCCGGCAGGCTCGGTTGGCGGCGCCGGCATATGCCGCGCCGGAGCGCTTAGCGCAGACAGTTCTTTCTGTGTCGTCAGGCGCATAACCGTTTCATTCAGGCTGGTTTTCAGCTTGTCGAACTGGATATCCTTGTCCCCCTGGTACTTCATTTCCGCCAGCTGCTTCTTCAGGTCGCCTTCGAATACCGCCACAGCCTGTTCGATCTCGGCCCGCATCTGCGCCACCTGCTGATCGGACTGAATGTCGGCTGACTTCATGCGTTCCCTGTGCTGCAGGTCCTTATCCTGCTTGGCCATGCCTGCTTCGAGTTTCATCTGCTCGGCCTGCAGTCGCAGCTGGGCGTTCATCTCGGCGATCGCCAGGCGCGGATCCTGCTGCTGCGGCTGCGACAGATTGGCCACGATCTCCTTCCATTCCTCGTCGTCGTACTCGAAATTTTTGGGGTCGAATTTCTCGGACCGGAGATATTCCCGCGCCACCTTCTTCGGATCCAGGCCAAACACCGGATTCTGCGCCATGTTCATCAGTTCGAGCGTCTTCTCCTTCTGGATCGTGCGCTCCACCAGGTTGCTTGAGCCGCGGGCATCGATGACAAACTCGCCCTTCTCGTTGTCTTCGCCGTACTGCAGCAGATAGGCGTAGTAGCGCCGGACATGCGGCTCGGTCACCAGGTCGTCGAACAGCCGCGCGATCCTGCGCCGAACGATGTTGGCGTTGTTGTTGAGGATCTGCGTCTGGCCCAGGGTGTCGATACTCTGCTGCCCCATCTGGCCCTGCATGATCATCGGCAGGCCGGTCACGTCCTCGGCCATCTTCAGCCCGAGCTGTATGATTGACTGCAGTTCGTTGACCATCATATCCAGCTTGAAATAGCCGAACGCATTTTGCAGATGGTCGAGCTCGGCATCTTCGCTGGCGATCCAGCCTTTTCGCGGTGCCAGTTCGGCCACGCCATCAATCGGCGTCAGAACGCCCTGCTTGAAATACCACATCGGGCCACCGGCCAGACCGGCATTGTCCATCAAGTTGCGTCCGGCACCGTTGATCATCCGCTGCGGGGTGCGAATAGCCCGGGCGACACCGGTCCCCCAGGGGACGCCTTTGCGCTTCTTCCAAACCATAATGTCGTAAGGGAAGTCGCCGGTATCCAGCGGGTTCAGCGTCGCCTTGATCACCCGATTGTTGACCATGGTGATCTGTGCCGGCATCGCATCGCGCTCACACTCGCAGCCAGCCGCCTCCATGTCCTCTTTCGGGATCTCGCCGTGAAAATACCAGATCTCGTACAGGTTCGCGGTGTCGCGACGCTTCATGTCGTCGATGTCGCGGAATTCCTTTTCCGCCTGTGTAGGCCCCTCGTCCAGCGCCGCGCGGATCTGTTCTTCGAGGTAGCCAGGCACGCCGATCAGGTCGCGCAACTGCTTCGATGTGATGTCGTCACGCTCGAATATGTAGGAGCCGTTATGCAGGTTATCGCCGCAACCGCCGTCGGGGAACAGGTTCCAGTAGTCGATTCGTTTGGATGCTGGCTTAATTTCCTCCTGTATCACCAGTGCGCCGTCCTGATACGCAACTTGCTTACGCCTCACCGGTACCGGCCCCTTGAGCACCCCGGAGCCGATCTTCGCGCAATCCTCGACGACCCTTCTGACCTCGGCGTGGTACTGACTCTCGACATGCCAGTCCTCAATGCGCTTCTGCGCCGCCTCGGCCTTGTCCTTGGCTTTGGTGAGGATCGCCTGCGCCTCGGTAGCGATCTGCTGCGCCATCTGCTGAGCGTATGCCTCGGGATCCGGCTGGCCCTGCGCCTCGGATTCAATGCCCTGTCGCACCTGCTCCGACAGGTCACCTTTGACGAACGGCAGCAGCTCCGGCACCGGCGTGTTGGTGATATGCCATGCACTGTCATCAGTGGGCAGCAGCATGTCTGCCAGGCTGGCCCCGGCTGCGTCGCAGTAGGGCGCAGTGATGTTCAGGAATATAGTCGACGAGGTATCGTCGGTGTCGATCGCCTCGCGCCCCGGGGGCTTGCTCGACCAGGCAGACATCTCGCCGCGGTTGGCGTCGTCGATACCCTCGTAGAATTCTTCATCCTCTAGCCATTCGTCCTCGATGCCACTGTTGGCACGCGCAGAAATGGCCTCGGCACGGCGCTGCGCCAAGGTACTCCCCAGTGCCTCGACGCGCATCTGGCGCTCAGCCTTGGCCGACATTAGCGCAGCCTTGAATTCCTCAAGCGCATCGTCGTCAAGTGACTCCATGATCTCTATGAGG